GACGAAGAAATGGAGATGGAGGGAATGGGTGGCCAAGTTGGCGACTTACTCGACGAAATCAATGCTGAAGAAGAAGGCATGACCGAAGAAGAAGATGAAGCGGACATTGAATTCGATGATGAAGCAGAAGATGAGGGTGAGGATGTAACTCATGACCTAGAAGCTGACCACGATGACGAAGGCGATCTAGAGGATCGTGTAGTAGACCTAGAAGATAAACTTGACCAGTTAATGGCAGAGTTTGAGTCAATCATGGGTGGTGAAGGCGAAGAAGATATGGATGATATGGACGCCGGCGATGACATGGAAGATGATGAAATGGCCATGATGGAAGAATCTGATGATGAAGAAGAAGCCGTCGAAGAATCTGTAATGGAAAATGTAAACTTAAAACAAGTTCCAGGTCTATACAATTCAAAAATTGGTGGTGACAATGGCGCACAAACAAAGAGCCCAAGTCTACAAAATAGTGGTCAAGCAGGAATGGACAGCAAGCCAGTGAAGTTTAGCGGAGCTAGCGAAAGTGTTCCAACAGGACCAAAAGGACCAAGCAACATTTATGCAAAGGGTGAAACAAAAGTAAAAGGTGCTGATAATTTTAAAAACAGTCCAGGTAAAGATAATTTCAAAGACAAGGGCGAATCAACACCAAAACCAGTTAGCAAAGACGGTGCCGCTGATAAGCACAGTCCAGTAGCTAAGTAAGGAATCTGAGAGCAATGGCTTTGTATCTCCGTAAAAAAGATATCTTGAATGTTAATACTCAAGCTTATCTGTACAAATGGACCCACATACCTACTAAAAAATGGTATGTGGGATCTCGTACAACTGCTGGATCACATCCAGCAGACGGATATATTTGTTCAAGTAAGATAGTTAAACCGTTGATAATTAAAAATTTGTCAGAGTGGAGTAGAGAAGTTTTAGCAATAGGAACTCCCGATTATATTCTTGATTTAGAAACAAAATATTTAATATCAACAGACGCAAAAAATGACATTATGAGTTTTAATAGACACAACGGTAATGGAAAGTTTACGTCTACGGGTATAAAAGCATCTGATGCTACTAGGAAAAAAATGAGTTTAGCAAGAATAGGTGTTCCAAAATCAGAAGCACATTGTAATGCTATTAAAATTAGCTTGCACAATTCAGAATATATAAAGTCTCGTAAGGGTGAAAAAACTTCGAGGTTTGTTGGATATTATGTTTCTCCCAGTAAAGAAAAATTTGATTCCGCTTGGGAAGCATCTAAAAAATACGGACCTGCATCAACAACTATCCGTAGATGGGCAAAAAATAACAAAAACGGATGGTCGTTTATTCCAAAAGGAGTAAAAGCGTGAGCGTATATCTCAAGGAGCATCTAACTTTCGACCGTGCAAATATGGTTGTTGAAAGTATGGATGATGGAAACGGGAAATCTCTTTATATGAAAGGGATTTTCATTCAGGGAGGGGTAAAGAACGCCAATGAGCGTGTTTACCCTGTTTCTGAGATTGAGAAAGCTGTGACAACTTTAAACGAACAAATAACTGATGGTTATTCAGTTTTAGGAGAAGTTGATCACCCAGATGACTTAAAGATTAATCTAGACCGTGTATCACATATGATTACTAGTATGTGGATGGACGGAGCTAATGGATTTGGAAAATTAAAAATATTACCTACTCCAATGGGAGAGTTAGTAAAAACTATGCTACAGAGTGGGGTCAAGTTAGGTGTTTCAAGTCGTGGCAGTGGTAATGTCAACGATTTGGATGGCCGTGTCAGTGACTTTGAAATTGTCACTGTGGATATTGTCGCTCAACCTAGTGCTCCTAATGCTTATCCAAAAGCAATTTATGAAGGTGTTATGAATATGAAACATGGTCATAAATTAATGGATATTGCTAAAGAAGCAAGAGGCGACAAAAAAGTACAGAGATATCTAGCTGAGGAAGTAAAACGCCTCATCAGTGATCTCAAAATTAAATAAGGGGAATAAGCATGTTTGATGCTATCAAACCATTACTAGAGAGTGGGCTTATTAACGAAGAAGTAGGCAAAGAATTAAATGAAGCCTGGGAATCTAAGTTAAATGAAGCTCGTGAACTAGTTCGTGCAGAGTTGCGTGAAGAATTTGCACAGCGTTATGAACACGATAGAATGGTGATGGTTGAAGCCCTTGATAAGATGGTTACAGATGGTCTTAAGAATGAGATTGAAGAATTTCAAACTGAAAGACAATCAATGAACGAAGACCGTGTTAAAGCACAACAAAAATTGCGTGAAAATGCTACAAAATTTAATGATTTTATGGTAACAAAATTAGCAGAAGAAATCAAAGAATTACGCACCGATCGCAAAGCAATGAAAGAAAGCCAAGATAAATTGGAACAATTCATTGTACATGCTCTTGCCCGTGAAATTAAAGAATTCGCACAAGACAAACAAGCAGTTGTTGAAGCTAAGGTCAAGTTAGTTGCTGAAGGTCGCAAACAATTAGAAGCATTGAAACAAAAATTCGTTGCTGAAAGTTCAAAGCGTATCAATCAAGCTGTAACAGGTCAGTTGAAGGGTGAATTACATCAGCTAAAAGAAGATATCAAGGTTGCAAAAGAAAACAACTTTGGTCGTCGTTTATTTGAAGCATTTGCCGGCGAGTTTAGTGTAACTCATTTAAGTGAGAAAGCAGAAACACGCAAGTTAATGGCACAAATGCAACAAAAAGATGAACAGTTAGCTGAAGCCATCGCTACAATTGAACAAGCCAAAAAGCTTGTTGAAAGCAAAGAAAAAGAAGTTCGTATCATTAAAGAAAGTAATCTCCGCGAAAAAACAATGGCTGAATTATTAGGTCCATTGAGCGAAGAAAAAGCATCTGTAATGAAGAACTTACTAGAGAGTGTGCAGACAACTAAGTTGAAAGCTACTTTCGATAAGTATCTACCAGCCGTACTTAACACAGGTAAAGAAGTTAAAACTGCCCAAAAGCAAATGATTTCTGAATCTAAGATTATTAGTGAAGTAACTGGTGATAAATCTGCCAAGAAACAAACGGAAACTGAAGAAGGTCATGATAATTTGATCGACTTTAAGCGTTTGGCAGGGCTATAAAAAATAGACATAAATTAGGAGAAAAATTAATCATGTCAAAAGTTCTTTTAGAAAGCCGTTGGGACGAGACCAAAGAGGCCCTGTTAGAAGGCTTAAAGGGCACTCGCCGCTCAACAATGGGTGTTATTTTAGAAAACACCAAAAAGCAACTACTTGCTGAATCTTCAGCAGGTACTACTACTGCAGGTAATATCGCAACATTAAACCGTGTTATTCTTCCAGTGATCCGTCGTGTAATGCCAACCGTTATCGCTAATGAGTTGGTAGGTGTTCAGCCAATGACAGGTCCAGTTGGACAGATTCATACATTGCGTGTTCGTTATGCTCAGTCATTAACAGATACATCAGCAGCAGCAACTAGTGTAACAGCTGGTCAAGAAGCTTTAAGCCCATTCTTAATTGCACAGGCTTATTCTCGCACACCACAAAACACAAGTACAAGCAGCAGCTATACAGCTAATAACACCGCAGCATTAGAAGGTAACGGTGGTAAGCAAATCAGCGTACAAATCTTACGTCAGGCTGTTGAAGCTAAGTCACGTAAGTTGCAAGCACGTTGGACATTTGAAGCTGCACAAGATGCACAAAGTCAGCATGGTATTGATGTAGAAGCAGAAATTATGGCTGCTCTTGCACAAGAAATTACTGCTGAAATTGACCAAGAAATCTTGTTAAGCTTACGTACATTAGCTAGCACAGAATTTACATACAACCAAGCAACAGTAAGTGGTACAGCTACTTACGTTGGTGATGAACATGCTGCTTTAGCAGTATTAATCAATCGTGTTGCTAACTTAATTGCACAGCGTACCCGTCGTGGTGCAGGTAATTGGGCAGTTGTATCAAGTGCTGCATTGACAGTATTACAAAGTGCAACAACATCAGCATTCGCACGTACCACAGAAGGTACATTCGAAGCACCAACTAATACTAAGTTCGTTGGTACATTAAACGGTGCAATGCGTGTATTCGTAGACAGCTATGCTAGCGATAGCATTCCTGTTCTAGTTGGATACAAAGGTTCAAGTGAAACAGACGCAGCAGCATTCTATTGCCCATATATTCCATTGATGAGCAGTGGTGTTGTTCTAGATCCAGCAACATTCGAACCAGTAGTCAGCTTTATGACTCGTTATGGATATATCGAGTTAACAAATACAGCATCAAGCTTCGGTAATGCTGCTGACTATGTTGGGGAAATTGCGGTCCAAAATTTAACTTTTCAGTGAAATTGGACACATTCTATTGTCTTTCGGGACAATCAACAATCAAAAGAGCACTTCGGTGCTCTTTTTTTATGTTAACATAGTGAAACGAGAGATTATGTATAAATACTATTATGCTTACAAACAAATACTCTAAACTCTATTACAAAATAACTTCTAATGCGAAGCAACGCATTACTGAAGGTTACACAGAACTACACCATATCATCCCTCAATCGTTAGGTGGTAGCAATGATAAAGAAAATCTTGTAGAACTAACAGCAAGAGAACATTTTATTTGTCATTGGTTGTTGATAAAAATGACAGAGGGTGAAGATAGAAGTAAGATGTTATACGCACTTAATGGAATGAAAGCAGAGAATAGATATCAGCAACGATATCATACAAAAATCACAGCAAGAGTATATGAAAAGTATAGATTAGAACACGCAGATAACCATAGTAAAAAAATGAAAGGTAGACCTGCTTGGAACAAAGGTAGAAAGTTAGAAGGTGAGAAACTTGAGGCACATAGAGAAAGAACTCGTAATAGAAAAATAGATCCTGTTAAACAAGCAGAAGGTCAACGAAAAAGAGTAGAAAAAATGACAGGAAGAAAACAAAGTGCTGAAGCCAGCATAAAAAAAAGTTTAGCACTTAAAGGTAAACTTAAAGGTCCTATGAGTGAAGAAGAAAAGATTAAGCGTTCAGTTAAACAAAAAGGTATACCAAAAGTAAAATCACACGGGGCTAATGTAGCTAACGCAGTAAAGGGTAATATCAGTATCAATAAAGACAATGTTGAGAAGAAAGTAAAGAAAGATACACTACAGAATTACTTAGATGATGGTTGGCAATTAGGGGGTAAAAAAAGAAAAACCGTATAAATATTTAAAATCTTTCTATTCGGGATGGGAAGAAAAAAAGGGGCTTCGGCCCCTTTTTTATTAAATAGAATTATATAGGAAAAAATATGGGAAT